TTACATCAGGAAGGTTTGTTGACCGTGTGAGGTGGGATGAGGCAACACCGCATTGATGTGACCCGGCTTCATAATTGAGCCGTCGAATGACTCCATCGTCTTAAATGTATGTCCGCAGTTGATGTTCTGGCACTGATTGTATCGCTCTTTGGTGTTCTCACTCAGGTAACGGCTGGAACGTGTGTGTGCTGCGTGTTTGCAAATGGGACAATGGAACATGATCATCACCTCAATGAATCGCCTTAACATGCAACAATTCTAGCCACTAAATACATATAAAACAATGAGTTAATCAGATAAATCATTCTTCCTCTTCGCTCTCATACTCCACCTGTGAAAGCCGCACCTCAAGCTCTAGGGACGTCGTGTAGCCGTTATTACTGAGTGAATGCACCACCTTAGTGATCACCCACGCCTGATCGTCTATGACGCGCTTAAACCCGCTGACGGTAACCGGCATTTCAGGGAATAAATCGGCGCGCCCCATCGCCAGCGTTAGCGAGAATTCCGCCACGCCCCGTTGTAATTTGTCCCACTTCGCCGCAGCTGCGCGCATGGCCTGCGCCTTACTGGCGTAAGTGGTGGTCAGCGCAAAAACGTTATCCGCTTCACCGGCCATATATTCGCCTTCTTTGGCTTCGGGCGTTTTAGCGGCGGTGGTGGCTTTCACCGGCTTGGCTTTGGGATGTTGCAGCGCGCGCAAGTGCTGCACCTTGGGTTTGCGTTTAATTTTAACCTTCTGCTTTTTCGGCTTGAGGTCTTTGGTATGCAGCCATTTCGCCGTGACGCCGGTATATGCACCCCGGTCAGCAATGGCAAACTGATGCCGGTCACCGTCGGCGCGCTCAATGGTCATCGCCGGAATGGCTTTACCGCTGGCGGTGGTGGCGTTCCCAGCTTTGAGAAATAACAGCTTACCGGCTTTTATCGACACATCGGCTCCGTTGCGCGTAGCGAGCCGGGTTAAAAACTTGGCATCAGACTCCTGCGACTGGTCAATGTGAGGGACAGGGATTGCGGCCAGTGGCGCGGCAACGTTTGCAGTCAGGTTGTTACGTGTGGCCACCTGCGCCACCACCTGACCGAGCGTGGTGTCATGGTAAGACATTTCACGGCGTGAATTGAGCGTTCCGCGAAAGTCTGCGCTGCGCGCCCGGATGGTCAGCGTATCCGGCGCGCCCCGGTGCTCTACCTCATCAACCGTAAAGCTCCCCTTGCCTATGAGCGCCGAACCCTGCCAGCCTAAAAACAGCGAAATCACCGCACCGCGCCTCGGCATTTCCACCTGACCGTCGCTGTCGTCCAGCTCAATGTCGAGCTGGTCGGCCTCAAACCCTCTGTTATCCGTGAGCGTCAGGGATAACAGCCGGGTACTGATATCTTTCGTGATGTCATGACCCGCCTGCGTCAGCATAAACGCCGGTGCCACTTTCGCCCCGGCATCAAGTGTCATACCGGTGATCATGACCATACCCCCGGCACCATTGAACTGGCTTTGTTCAGCAACCCGTTAGCCTGCGTCTGCAAATCACCAAACATCGCCGTCAGAGACTCATCCACGCGGGTCAGGGTCAGGGAAAACTCGATGCTGCGCGCGCTGCCGTCAGAAAAAAACTCAGTGTGCGTTTCGCTGATGCTGTTCACCACAAACATACCGTAAATGGTGCCGGTTCCCTCCAGCAACGGCCACGCTTTACCCTCGTCGGCCATGAGGTGTAACGCCAGCAGGGAAATGCGCCCGCCGGTGATTTCCGGCATCAGCACCCCTGACAGGGTAATTTTTTCCTCATTCACACCGAGAAATTGCAGCGCGGGACGCTGGCCAACACGGCTATTTGACGACCAGCGGTAATCAACATTGCGTTGCAGGCTCTGATAAGGGACGGTCTGAAGCTGAAACACAAATAATCCGAGCGTTAACATCATGCGTAAAATCCTCTTAATCATGCCCCATGCGGGCGCGAGCCTCAGCGCGGCGCTGCCTTTCCCGTGCGTCCAGCGCGTCAATCACTTGGCGGCTGGTATCCTGTGCGCCCATACCGGCACCGACGGAAATCTGATAACTGTTTTTGCTGTTGTCGGTGTAAGAACGTCCACCACCCGCCGACACCGGCACGTAACCGTAACTGAATCCAAAATTACCGCCCGGCGGCTGATACTCCGCCGCATTACCGGCATCAGATTTTGAACGCTGCTCCGCTTTGTCAGCGTTTTTGTCGAGGTCGTCAGACTCTTTCTTCACTACGCCGAGTTTTTCCAGCAGCCAAACCACGCCCCTACGCAGCTTATTGGCTACCTGCAATGGTGCGGTAAGTGCATTTGCCACAGCATGACCAAACGACACCCCCGCATCTTTACAACTATCGAGGGTTTCCTTGGTTGATTTCACTGGTTGAATCAGGTCTTTAAACCACTGCCACACGATCTTGAGCTTATCCCCAAGCCATTCAAAGACCGGCTTCAACGGCGCAAACATTTCTTTCACCGGCTCAAACGCAATACCCAACCCTTCAATCACGCCGGAGAAAAAGGCGCTGATGGGTTCCCAATATTTGCGGATAAGCAGCGCACCGGCGACGATGGCCACCCCAATGGCCACAATCGGCCACGTCAGCCCGCCGATCACCGTCGCAATCGCACCGCCTGCGATACTCAGCGCCGACCATAAACCGGTAGCCGCCGCCACAATCATGTTTATGCCCCGGATAACCGGCCCCGCTATCAGCCCAATCACCCCCAGCGCCCCGACCAGCATCACCGCGCCACCGGCAATTTTCGCCAGCGTCGTGGCCAGCGCCTTATTATCAACAATCCATTTATCCAGCCTCAGCACATACTTTGTGGCCGTTTGGGTCAGGCTGCGCAGCGATGCCTCCTGCTGGTCATAAATATCAGTGTCGAAAGCCTCATACGCCGACTGAAACTCTTTAAAGTCGCCGCCGAGATTGTTCTGCATAATCTCGACCAGCTCCGCCGTTTTTCCGTCAGACGTCCGCAGAGCTTGGGTCAGCGCGTCGAGCTTGCCCGATGAGGCGTCATTCATCAGCACCGCAGCCGCAGAGCTGGCCTCTTCACCAAATATGGCTTTCATGTACTGCGCTTTCTGCGCCGTGCCGAGATTATTTTTTTTAAAGCTCTTTTGCATTTCTTTCAGAATGGTAAATATCGGCCTGAAATCCCCCTTGCGGTCAGCCGTTTTAACGCCAAGCTCATCCAGCGCGGTGGCGGCGGCGCCTGTCGGTGCCTGTAAACGGGTGATCAGCGCCCGGCTCCCCGTCCCGGCCATTGACCCCGTGATTTTCGCATCGGCCAGCGCGCCGACCATCGCGGCGGTTTGCTCCACGCTGACCCCGGCATTTTTAGCCACCGGTGCCGCATAGGTCAGTGCGTCACTCATGCCCGCAAAGTCAGCGGCGCTTTTGTTCATGGTGGTGGAAAGTACATCACCAATGTGCGCAACCTTGTCATTCGCCAGACCAAAAGCCGATTTCACCCCCATCAGCAAACTGGCGTTGTCTTCCATGCTCTGTCTGTTGGCCAGCGACAAATTCAGGATGGTCGGCGTGGCCGCCAGAATGCCGTCTTTATCCGCGCCTGATTTGGCGACAATGATTTGCGCGGCGGCGGCATCATCTGCCGAGGCGGCGGTGTTATCCCCCAACTGACGCGCCTGCTTACGCAGACTCAGCATATCGGCGGAATCTTTCTCAAGACCGAGAACCGCCTGAAGCTCTGAGTTTTTCAGCGAGAAGTCATAGCCCGGCCTGAGCACGGCCCCACCCGCAACCGTTCCGGCCGCAGCCACGCCCACACCGCGCGCCCCGGCGGCGGTCACGCTGCCCGCAAGCTGTTTACCGGACTGATACCGCTGCGTGACGGCGTTGAGTCTGGCCTGCTGCGCGCTGACGCGAGCCAGTGAATCCCGCTGGCGGTTGAGCTGTGCGGTAGTATCACCGATTGAGCTTTTCAGGCGGCGTTCTGATTCTGACAGCGAGCGCGTACTGATACCGGCCTCTGACAGCGCCTGACGCTGGCGTTGCACGGACAGGCGCAGGCCGTTGTATTTGAGTTGCAGGTCAGACGCGGCGCGTTTGGCCTCCTCCATTGCCTTAGCCTGCGCCCGCGTCGGGTTGGTGGTGTTTTTGAACTGGATCGCCAGCGCGGCGGCTTCCTGTTTTGCGTTTTTGAGTGACTGGCCGGTGACCGCAAGCTGCGCGCTGGTTTTACGAAACCCCTCAATCTGACCGGCCTGAGCGTTGAGCTGCTTAATGGTGTTTTGGGTGCTTCGGATATCCTGAGACAGCGATTTACTCGCTGTCTGGATGGATTTAAACGGGCGGCTGGCTTGGTCAACGGCTTTGAGTAAAACCTGTAAGGTGACGTTATTGCTCATGGGCGTGTCCACTTCGTTCGAGCGCCTTTCCGCGCCATATGACGAGCTCGGTCAGGCTCATCGGATAGAGCTCCGACGGTGGCCAGTGAAAGACCACCGCCACGTCGGCCATCAGGTCATCCACTGACAGCCGGGGTGGAAAAATCAGCTCTCCGAATTCGGCACTAAAAAACCAATCACCTTGCCCGCTAAACTGATCATGTCTGGTAATGACAGCGCGGCGCACTCTTCTTTCGTCAGGTTCGGATAGGTGATGCGGGGCAACACAACCAGCAGCGCATCGACGTTCGAGCTGGCCACGTCAGCCAGACTGACCCCGCGCAGCGCACCCGCATTCGGACAGATCACATTGACTTCGCTAATGACTGTTTCACCGCGTTTAATCGGAGTATTGAGCGTCACGATGTTCTGATTTTCCGGGGTAGTTTCTTTCTTTTTCATGAGTGATTTCCGTTGGATTGGGTGAAGGTGGCCAGCGCGCTGACCACGCAAAAATTACAGGCCGATATTGCGGCGATGCTTTTCCAGCATGTCCGTGCCGTTGACGATTTCGACCATGTTCACGGTGTCGATTTCAATCAGGGTGCTCCCGTCAATCACCAGCTTGTAATAGCTGCACTGCGTGGTGATTTTGCTCTCGGTGTCTTCGCCCTGTTTCATGTCGCCCGTGTCGATTTCCTTGTGGCGACCCCGCATGACAATTTCCACGGCGGAGGTGTCGCCGGTGTCGTCGCGCTGGAAAGAACCGGCAAAACGCAGCGGCACATCAGCCGCACCGGAGGCGGCATATTGCGCCCACAGGGCATTGTCTGGGAGCCCGCCCATTGACCACTCGACGGTCAGCGCATCGTCGTCCAGCCCAAAATCCACCGCTGCCGAGCCGTTCATGCCGCCGCCGCGATAGTTCTCCAGCTTGCGGGTCAGCTTAGGCAACGTGACTGACTGCACGACGCCCATGTAACTCAGACCGTCGTTAAACAGGTTGAGGTATTTCAGTTTGCGAGGAAGTGCCATGGTGAATGCCCTTAGCTGTTAATGGATGCGGCCAGATTGACGAGGTAGGTGTCAGTGATGCGCTGACGCAGGGTCAGACTTTCCAGCGGCGGCACCGGCGTGTAGTCATAATCGACGTAAAGTTTCCCGGCTTTCAGGGTGTCTTTATCGTTAGCCGATTCATCAAACCAGCAATTGCCGTCAATGATGTAGCCGTTCGATTTGAGCTCACGGAATTTGGCGTTGATGCCATCGATGATGTCGCGGATAAGCGTTGCGGTCATCGGCTTATCCACCGCCCACATATGCGCCTCGGCCATCGTGTCAGCCAGAACCTGCGCGGTGCGGGTGTAGTTCTCAAACTGGAAAAGCGGGTCATCAGAACAGGTGCGGTTCCCCCAAAAGCGGAAGCCGTCTTTGCGTACCAGCGTCGTGACACCGGCCTCATTAAGCAGGTCAGCATCAGTACCCGCTGCCTGCAAATCCCAAAACACCGAAGCGCTGATGCCGGTCACGCCATTAACGCCAACGTTTGACAGGGTTTTATGCCAGCCGGTGTCTTGGTCTATTTTGGCGCGCAGACCTAACGCGCGCGCCGTGGCGTAGGCGGTAGAGCTGGCGTTTGCCGTGGTGTCCCAAGAAATAAAATCAGGCCAGATAAGCATCAGTTCACGCTGGCTGAAATTGTCACGGTACTTAATGGCATCAGAGAGCGTTTTGCATTCCCACGCGCTGATATAACCGAACGCGCGCAGCGACTGGCAGACCGTGGCCAGCGCCGTGGCCACTTCCTGAGAGTCCAGACCCGGCACACCCAAGATGCGCGGTTTGACGCCAGTGTCCGCCTCAGCAGTGAGCAGGGCTTTCAGGCCGGTATATTTACCGTCGGCACCGGCACCGCCGAGAATATTAGAGAGGGTCTCGGCGGCGGCGGCTTCCGCATCTTCGTTTTCTGATTCCGCCACGCGCACCACGACGGTGACCGGTTTGCACTGGTCGCCAATGGCCGTCAGCGCCGGTAACAGGGTGCCGGTTTTTCCCGCCTTGCCCTGCGCGGCGATCACATCGGTAATTAACACCGGCGTGTTCAGCGGAAAGACTTTTTCGTCAGCATCATTGGCCGTGCAAACCATGCCAATAATGGCCGTGGATACGGTGGTAATGACGCGCGTTCCGTCGTTAATTTCGACGACCTGCACGCCGTGGTGAAAATCACTCATCGGGTTAACTCCGTTAAAATAGGCAAGGTAATTTTGTTGTTTAACGGGGGTCAGGGCGAGGAGTGAACGTTGGGAGGGGGGCAGTACAACAGACGAAAAAAAGCCCCTTTCGGGGCGATGACTTATTCAGGCAACTGAGGCCAGTCGATATCAGGCACTAAAGATAAATTGAGCCGGTTGAGGGCAACGCGGTATTTTTTCCAGTCTTTAAGCTTTGCGATTTCATCATCCGTTGCATCCTCAATATCAACAGCATCTTGCAAGGGCGCAATGGCGAGGTTTGCTTTTGTCATGAGCCCAGAGAGTGTGGCTACCGCATCGGCCTTTAACTCCTCAATCGTCGGTGCAGGGATATCCGCCCAGACCGGCAAACCGTCCGCACCTGCAATCCGCATTTTCCCCTCTGGTGGGGGGAGAGTTTGATATTCACGGTAAACAACATCACTTACCGCAATGCCATCATCAGGCCAGCTTCCCGCATCGTCGTACACCTCACGCAACTCACGCGGATAGAAGCCATTAGTGAGCGGGCTGTAAACATAAAGACTTGTGGTGATTGCGCTGTAATAGTTGCTCATTTTATCCCCTTACCAGCCGGTGGCTTCCCAGTAACTGCCTGCGCTGTCCTGCCCGCAGGTGAAGCCGACGTTGTTAGTAATTTGCGCCGTGCCGAAGTTGTCGTTGAACGTCCCGCCACCGCCATTGATAGCGGTTACCTGAACGTTGACGCAGGTACTCGGGAAAGGAATGGGGAAATTTACCGTTGACCAGCCGCGACTCCCTTTGTTGACGACGCCCCACTGCTTAATCATGCCGGTATCACCACACCGCCACCAGCCACCGCCGAGATTGGCGGTGTTGGTATTGACCGGCTGCCGGTTATTGGGGCTGAAAACGCGCTGCCCCATCTCATAAATCCCGCCGCCTTCGGAATAAATACCGCCCTGTGTAGCCAGATCGCCAGTGCCGGTAAATCTGACAAATCCCGTTTGAACGGTGTTTTCTTGGTTAACAGTGCGGAAAAGAAAGCCCCCCACGCCGCCGCCTCGGTTATTAACAAAGTCGGATTCGCCCTGACCGCCGCTTTCATTCCAGCCTAAATATGTCCCTTGCCCGTTGCCAGGGTGCGGGATGGTTATCGCCCGGAGAAAATTAGACGTGACGCTACCGTTGACATCACCGCCATTTCGGGGAAATGCGCCAACATTGTCGGCATTCAGCGCGATATCTTTCGTACCGTCAAACACCACACCGGCAATCTTTCGCGCCATGGCTAATTTTGTCGCCGCCGCTGCGGTGCCAGCGACCGGAAGTGCGCCAACGTCGGCGGCGGTGGGTTTATTATTTGGGCTGTATACCTCGACCCATGCAGACCACGGACCATCTGCGCCGTTCCATGCGCCGGTAGCTGCTCGGGTAAACTGTCGGCCATTATTGTTAAAGGCTATCTGCTGTGTCGCATTCGGACCCCACGTCACGAAAATGACACCAACAAACCCGTTCATCGGATAGCCTTTTTCCGTGGTCGCTGCTGCTGCACCCGGCACGCCATAATGTCCAAACATTGCACTGCCGCGAAGAGTGTTTGGGGAGTCTGTTGCGGTTAAGTTAGCGCGAATTTTAAACGCCGTGGCGATTTCATCAGCCAGTGCTTTTTCGCTGGCGGCGCTTTGTGACGCTGTCCACGCGCCTACATCTGCCGCCGTGGGTTTGTTATTCGCGCTGTACGTCGGCACCCACTCTTTCCATGGACCATCTACACCGTTCCAGTCAGCAGACAGCCCTCGATTCCAGATATTGCCAGTGAACGTGACATACATCTGCTGACAGCCGTAGGCGCTCGGCGTGACATACAGCGTGCCTGCGATGCCCTGCGGATAGTGCAGCGCCGCCGTGGCGTTGGCATTTTTAGGCTGCGCGTACAGGGCGGCACTTCCGGCTCCGCTGGCAAAGCCCAGAGTATTGATATCCGTGGTTGTCAGGATGGCCGACGGCACCGTGACGGAATTCACCGCGCTGACTTGCACCCAGTCACGCCATGGCCCGTCAGTCCCATTCCACGAAGCATTTAACGCCCGAGTCCACACCATGCCGGTGTTTTGGACGGTATAACGCTGCAATACACCGCCTGTCCATGACGCAGGCATGACTTCAAGTACCCCCGCAGCCTGTGAGCCTGCGGGATAGCCATTGGCGACGGTGGCACTGGCTCCTGTGCTTTGCACATAAAGACCAATCTTTTCCAGATTAAGCGTGTTGATGTTGGTCGCGCCCAAGACCGTCGTGATAACGGGCAGCGCCCCAACATCCGCAGCGGTGAGATTCTGGTCTGCGCTTAACACCTTGCCGTTAATTTTACGGGCGGAAGGTACGCGGGTATTGGCGTTGTCATTGGCCGCTTTCACCGCCTTTGGCGTCGCCGCCAGCGTTTCGCTGGTACTGCTGACCGAGCTGTTAAGCTGCACAAAACCTTTTGCCGTCAGCGTTCCGTCGGGATGGTTACGGGATTTCTCGTGTTCGGAGAGTTTATCCTCTACATAATCTTTTGTGGCCATCACCGTGGAGCCGTCAATGCTCAGCGCGATGGACTCAATTTCACTGACGATGAGCACCATGCGCAGCGTCTGTAACCGGCCTGACCCTTCGGCCAGTTGCGGTTTATAGCTTTCGGCCATATTACTGACAGCTATCAGCACACCGTCTGCATCGTATAAGCCCATTTCACGCATCCAGAAGCCGCCGACGTCAGGCTGAATAACCAGCTCGGCCACCAGATAATGACTGTTTTTGGCATCGATGCTTAAGCGGTTGAGATTGGCGCGATAAACTTCATTAATGAGTTTGGTTTGTTTTGGGTCAGGCGTCGGGAGTTTTCCGCCCCCGTCACCGACGGCCATACGTGTGATTTTGACCTGCGTTCCGCCTGCCGTGGCGGCGGCGATTTTGGCCGCTCCGGCGGTGGTCAGTAATGCTTTATAAGTCGCCATAAGTTTTCCTCTGCTTAGGCCGGATAAACGGTGATGACGTCGCCGTCGTAAGAAAGCGCGCCAACAAAAATGTGTCCGGGGATATCCTGAATAATGGTCAGCGTCTCAAGGTGGCGACTGGCGGGTTTCGCATCAGCAATCAGCCGTTCCATTTCCTGATACATTTCTTCGGTGATGCCGCTTTCCAGCACGCCAATATCAAGGCGAAACGTGCCGGGCGGGCTGTTGGTTTCCCACCACTCAGAAATCTTGATGACGTACCCCAGCGGCTCAACCACCCGGCGGATCGCGCTGATAGTGCCTTTATGGGTATGGATGAAATAAGCCGACTGGATCACCCCGCGTTTCGTTGCCTCCGGCCAGCGTTCGTCCCACCGATCAACCGAAAATGCCCACGCAAGATAGGGTAAGAACTTCGCCGGGCAGGTCTGCGGGTTCCATAAATCACGCAGCGGCACAGGGACAGCGGTCAGCTCGGCGCAGGCCGCAGCTGCGGCAACCTCCAGCGGAGAAGAACCCACAGGTAACAGGCGCGCATTACTCATCGGTGCCCCCGATAGTGATGGATGACGACGTGCAATAAGACGCCTGCGTATCATCCAGTACGAGATCGGCCAGCGGCTGCGTGAGTTCGACCCGCTGCACACCTTCAACATGCAGCGCGGCATAGATAGCCGAGAGACGAATATCTCGCCCCAGCCGGTGCTGTGCCAGCGTATAGGCGTTAAGCTTACCCACTGCGGCCAGCCTGACAGGCTCTAACTCCGGTCCCGGATAGACATAGAGCTTGGCGGTGATCTGGTAAGGGATAATCTTCGCTGACTGCACTGTCACGCGGTCAGCCACCGGGCGCACGTCCTCGGCGTTAAGCGCTTTATTCACAATCGCGATAAGCTCTGCGCTGGCCGTGCCGTCCCCCTCACGCGAAAGCACAGAAATAGTCACATTGGCCGGTGCCGGGCTAATCACCGACACATCCGCCACCCGACCATCGGCACTGCGGCCATGAAACTGATAAGCGCCCGTTGAACCGGCCACGCTCAGCCCCTCGAAAGCCTGCTGAATGCGTACACGGAAATCACTGTCACTTTCCATTACCTCCGCCACCGGCGGCAAAACGGAATCATCAGCCTCAGTGATAACCAGACGCGCAACGTTATAATTTGCACCGAGCTGGTCGAGGTCAGCGCCGGTAGCGTAGGCCAGCATATTGGCGCGCGCCGCCTCGTTGACACGCTGACGCAAAATCACCTCACGGTAAGCGTTCTCCTGTAACAACTTAACGATGGGCTCAGATTCCAGCGCCAAGGTGCGGGCAACGGCCTCTCGTTCGCTCTCGTCATAAAGTGACAGTAACGTGGCTTTACGTTCTTCAAACAGGGTTTCATAGTCCAGCTCCTCGACCACATCCGGTGCGGGAAGCTGGCTTAAATCAATAAGTGCCATAGCGTTAACTCAGTGAGATGGAAGAGGAGAAACTGCCGGGGGTATCGGTTCGGTTACCCGTGATATTGACCACCATCGCGCCGTCAAAAGTCGAATCAAAGGTGATGCCCGTCAGACTGATGCGCGGTTCCCATTTGAGGATCGCGGAATAACACGCGGCCATGATTTGCAGGCGGAGCGCGGCGTTTTGCGGCTGGTCCGTCAGTTCGGAAAGCAACGAGCCATAATTTCGGCGCATAACCCGCGAACCTATCGGCGTTCTCAGAATATCGCTCACCGACTGGTTGATGTGCGCCATGTATTCAACCGCGCGCCCCGAATGGCGGGACATGCCGAGATACCTCGCATTACTCATTATCAAAACCTCAGCTATCAATTCGGTTTACCGGTATTTCCGCCACCGGTCTGAACGCCGCCGTGTGTATGGGTATCAACCTGCACACCGTTGGAGGTAAATGCGCCGCCGCTGTGCGCAATATTGCCTTTCATCGCCCCGCCTTTTTTCACTTCTAATGAGCCGGTGGTCAGCTTGTTGGTACACACTACCTCCGGCGTATCGAGCGTGATTTTCCCGCTGGCCGTCACCGTCACATTGGGGGCGGTAGCATGAATAGATTTTTTGGCGGATACATCAGCGGTCTGAATGCCACTCACCGTCAGCGCACCGCTGGCCGGTTCATACTGGAGTTGAGCGCCGTCAGAAAATCTGACGTGATACGCCTCTGCGGATACGGACGGTGCCGGAAAGTCATCGCTGTAAATCCCCGGCAAAACAAACCCGGTATCGAGCTCACCACCGAGAGATAAAAGCAGAACCTGCTCACCCACGGAGGGAGCCCACCACGTGCGCGAACTACCGGCGCGGGGCGTCAGCCAGTGCAGCCAGTCCGTCACAAGTTCACCCGACTGGACGCGGCATACACCCAGCGTTGTATTCACTTCGGCAACTAAGCCAATGCGGATAATGTCGCGCACGGCGCGGGAAAGTTCAGAAAGGGTTTCGAGTGTTTTCATGAAGGGATGATGCTGTCCGACAGATTTGGCCGCAATGAATGGACGTATGACTATAGTTGATACAACAAAACTGCTACTTAACGGAAAGAATCTCACATGAATTCAAAATGTTATTTTATGGATTATTTTTCAAAGGCTTACATTCATATTGACGCTTATATTGAACCTATCTATACCTAATCTGACAATCCTGATTCTCAGGAAGCGGGTCTCATGTATTGAGTTCAGATTGAATTTCGCACTAATATAATGAATTAAAAGACCAGCACAGATGGTGGACTTCTTTTCAAAAGTATAATTATGGATGCCATCAGTGTAAGCGTTTTCGAGGGCTACTAAAATCGTGGTGAATTATATTAAGAATATAGATACAATGCGTATTATATATAAATACAGCATGACATTCCGCATCAGAAAAAATCTGATTTATGATTTTAAAATTACAATAGGAATTTTAGCATGGAACTTCGTAGGTATCGTATAAATGCGAATTTTGAAATATCCCTATCACAGAAAGCTCTTAATCACGTTCTTTACGGCGACCTTACGGATAAGGTATTTAAAACTACTGATGGGCGCGTCGCAAAAAAAGTTATATCTGGGGGGTTGCATACATACGCTGGATGGCTCGAACTCCTGAAGCAAAGGCCAACTCTAAAAAAAGTTTCTTATTTTTATTCAGAAAGAGATGAAGAGTGGTTTTATGAACGTGAACTTCAAAACGAAACAATTTTACTAAAATTACCAGAATCAATGCTCACTTCTGGTGCGGCCAAGATGACAATGTTCCCAGAAAATAGTTATAAGTCTGGTTATCTTTGGAAGACTCTTTTTCCAAAACATATGGAGCAGGGTGAGATCCTTAATTTATTAGATGAAGCTCTATCTAATATAAGCACTCTTGAGAGTCGTGAGGGAGAAATAATATGTTACTATAAACTCGATGAACCGTTAAAGTGCATGCGAGTTTCTGTCTTATATTTGAATGGTGAAATCAACTCCTTCTATCCAACTTGGTCTCAACCTAATACTGGAAATAATGGAAAGCCGTTTTCTTTTTTTGATAATATCGGTCATGTTAACTCTGACTCCACGAGGATAGGAAATGAAAATCGACTTGACGTAACTAGGGTAGGCATGTTTTCTGCATTATCATCTCCTCTTGATTTGCCAAGGATAACACCTAGCGTATTTTTAGAGAGAAAGACTAATTTTTCAAGCTTTAGAGACTGGGAGAAAGAGAGAGTTAATTCATTAAAAGAATATGTTGAAACATGCAATATAGAATCATTAGCTGAGGTTTATAATTACATTAATGATGAAGCTATCTCTAAATACCATGATGAAGTAGTTCAGATCAGTTATGATAATTATCTTGCTAACATAAAATTATCAGAAAAATTTTATAATTCTGTGTGTATAAATCAAAATTTAGTTGAAGGTATTTTTATTTTATACTTTTTTGACCAGAAATATAAAACAAAATTGTACTCTAGAACAGCCGTGAATTTAATTTCCAACATGATTGCCTCCCCATTAATTGATTTGTGGGCAAAAAAAAGAATACATCACACCTTGGCCTCACTTACTTTAAGCTATCATGATAAAAATTTTCCAGCTGAATATTTTGACCATCTATCAACATCTCCTACTCGAAGGGAGTTTTACTCTGAGTATTTTTACGAAAGCCATGATAAAAAAAATGGTTTCAAACTAGCTAAAAATCAAGAGGAAGTATCAGAACTTTTCGGGATTGTGATGCATCCCCCTTTAGACAGGCAAATGACTTATACAAATTTCCTTCACTATTTTTCTGATAATCTCGGCGAATCTTATTCTCTGAACTTCGATGATGAGCAACGGACGAGTTTCTTATTAGCAGCTTATCCGGGAGAATATTATTCTAGCTATGTGAAAGATACCCTTAAGTTTATAACGCAAGATGTTTTCAAAAAGACATGTTATTATATAAATGCTTACCTTGAACATTTTACCAAAAACGACGTTGCAAAACCAGATAGTTTGAATAGAATTATTTATGAGTATTTCAAAATTCAGGTGGCACAGAGATATAGAATAAATTTTAATTATGCCAAATACCATGGCATAACAAATGTTGTGTTTTTCCCAGCTGAAAAAGATGATGTTTATTCAGTGATTTTGAAACACGAGAGAATTGCCAACAGATCTTTGACAGATTATGTTATTGCATCAACAGATAAATACTTATCAAAAGTTGAGGATACTAAGTTAGCAAAAACACTGAGAGATATTAAAGGGAAAGACAGGAAAGAAACACCTAGATTCCCAATCCCTTACGACCTAATAATTGACATGATCAAAAACCCTGAATCAGTAAATATTCAGGATTTAGAACCAATGAGGCTTGTATAATTAGAGCCCCATTGCAATAGAGCACTCATATTGACTTGAAATCTTCTGAGGGCTCTATTTACGAGATCTATGGAGTATATTACAGGCATTTCAAAATAAACTCTCACTTATAGTGAGAGTTTATGAGAGTTTTATCGCAATGAGGATTTAAACTCTAATGTCCGAATCGATATTCTGAACCTCGAAGTTATTATCTTAAAAAACCCAAAGAATTTATTTTTTTGCTATTGATGACATGGATGGTATTTACTGAAAAAAATGGAAAGTCAGTGATTGCTAATGCAATTAACTCTTACTCTCTCCCTCATACTCTTTATTCATTGAGTCTTGACAGGATCGTCTCTTCAATCATCTGGCGATCCGTAGTACTAAAGCTCAGCAGCAGACGTACCTCATACTGAACCAACTGGCTATAGCGGTTTGGTTTGTCTTTAAGCCCCTCCTGATGAACTCGCGCAATCCTCTGCACCCTCCCCGCAAATTCGACCACCGCAGCCTCACTGCTGCCTTTCGTCTTGAGATATCGCGCCGTGCGCAGTTTAGCGAACATTTCTCGCTTTACCCTGCCCTTTTTACCTCTGACTGGCTGACGCTTTCGCTTAGCGTAGGGCGTACCGTCCGGTGCTTTCTGTTGCTTGATGCGCTGCTGCTGGCTGGCTCGCAGCTTTTTAGCTATTTCAGCGGCCATCTTGCGACGGCCAGCCGGGGACAGGCTGGCCAGCAATCCGGCGAGCTTATCGTCAAAGGGCTTGAGCTCACTCATCCCATTGACTCACAAGCTCACCATGCACATATAACTCCATTGGCCGGTGTACAGGCACCGGTAACGGTGGCTCATCCAGTGGCGTAACGGTTAGCCTGCGGTCAGCTTCTTTGACGATGGTGCGCTCGGTCAGTTGCAGACTCATGCGCACGTCTTTGCTGTCGTCGTTATTAATATCTGCCACGTAAGTGAAGCCGCGTTTTTTCCCTTCCTCTGTGGTCATGATGTCCGACTGATGCTCACGCAACCACACGTTAACCGGCACAATCAGCAGGTTTAAATCCCCAGTGTAATCCGTGACGACAATATCCAGCGTGTAGCGGTTCTCAAACGATAACGACGTGGCCAGCGTGGCATTAATCGTGCCGCCATCAACAAACATGTGCAACATGTCCGGGTTATCACGCAGCAACGGAACAGACTTAAAGATCGCGTTTTTCAGGCTGGCGGGCTTCAACATCGTGGGACTCCTGACATTGTTTGACGGTCTCGACTTGCAGCGCACAGTTCACCAGCGCGCTCTCCAGTTGGCGATTGTCTTCGCTTAAATCACCGTTGGTTTTCGGGGTGCTTCCCGGTATCGGACAACTGCTGACTTTCGGACAGCCAACGTAAATAATCGCCGGGTTTATCGAACGCGGGGCGGGTGTGCAGCCGGATAATGTCGTCAGGCAAAGGAGACAGAAACCAGCCGCGCAGTGCTTCATTTTCATTGAGTAACCTCGTAATTGTCTGATTCCGACGCGCGGCCAGTGCACCCGCCGCATTAACCTGCTGACGGAGCACAACCAGCGCACGCTCATTACGCTGACCGCTGGATTTCAGTTCACTGATGACCAGCGCGCTGGATTCCAGCGTCGTTTTTAATTGCTGAATGTGCTGGTTCGCCGCTGCCACTTTCTGATTTGCTCCCCGCCACGCAAAGAGCGCGCCCGCGAGCGTCAGCACTAACACCGTGATGATGTATTTCATGGCACCCCCTTCATGCAGTGTTTCAGCTCAACCGCCCGGCGGTTGTTGAGTCCCTTATTCCACACGCCATTGACGTACACCCAGCGGGGGAACTGCTGGCAGGCTTGCGACCATTCACCGTGCCTGATGAAATAGGCCAGCGTGGATTTACACGCCGTCCCCGTGCCGATGTTAAACGCCAGACTGATCACGGCGTCATACACCGGCTGCGGCATGGTCACCGGCATGCATTTATCCACGGCGCGCTCCGTCATGATGATGTCAGCGATCAGATTACGGGCGGCGTCCTGCTCCGTAATGTTCTGCGCGGGCTTCACCCCAGCAGTGTGGCCAATGCCTGAGGTCCAGACTCCGGCGCTGCACTGGTACGGATTCAGGCGGCACCCTTCAAGGTTGGCAAGAATGGTCAGCCCCTCGGCGGAGGTTTTGACAAACCGGTAATCAGGCATCAGCGCGGCGAGTGCCAACACGACGGCCACACTGCAACGTTTAACGATTGAGTTCATCGAAAACCCTCTGACTCAGGCCGTTACGCTCCAGCAATTTGTAGCTTTTGCGCCGGTAGTACCAGTTAACGAAAAACGTACCCACGGCCACCGCAGCACCCACCAGAAAGGCGAAATCCTGCGGCGTCAGCGCGCCGATAAAAGCCAGCAATGCCGCGAGCCCATAGGCAAACATTGAAGATATTTTTTCCATCGTCAGTCCCATAGCTGAACGGTTTCAGAAGTGGAGGCGGTATCAACGTCTGGCAAAATCACGGTGGTGCCGTGCGGCAGGACTTCGCCTAATTCAGCCAGACCGGGATTCGCGGTCAGTACCGTCTCAACGACGCCCCCGGTTCGCCCGTAGTAGCGAAAACACAGGGCGTCGAGCGTGTCGCCCTGCTGTGCGATGACTTTCATCAGAGCTGGCTCACCATGCCGCGCGCCTGCCCCTGTAACCGGGACAAATGCCAGCGCATGTCTCGCCACTGGTCATCCACTGACACGTCCAGCGCATCGGCCTTTTTGTCACCTTTCGCGCTGGCGTCATAGCTGCGGTAACGCTCATAAATCACGGCGGTAGTCATTGCACAGACCGCGCTCAGGTAGTGGAAACATTTCACGCTTTCCCC